CCAAAAATAATCTTAATGTACACCGTCTCACGACGTCAATGCAAATATAACAACATTTTCCGAAAAACAAAAACCCCGTCCAAAAGGGCGGGGTAGTGAGAGTCTAAACTACGAAAAATACTCGAGTAGGGTAGTGCCAACAGCACCAATAACACGAAACAAGAGCCAAACAGCGGCGACATACCAAACGGTATAACGAATTAACCGCTTAATAACTTTTTCATCCATAAAACAAAGATATAAAAAAATTAACGAAATGCTCGTTTGCCCATGAAAATTCCAAAGGCAACATCCTTAAGCATGCCGATAACCTCGGATGAAATCTTTACGCCTTTCTCGGGATTGGTCCAATCAATGGCTAATTTCTTTAACTGATTTTCGAAATCAATACCGGAACCGCGAAGGTATTCGTTAGCAACCTTAACAGCGAGGTGCTGGTTTTCACCTTCAAGATTACGAGTGAATTGTTCCCATTCATCGATCTGAGCCTGCGAAAGCTTTCCATGCCAATCCGCCCGAGCGTTCGCAAAAGCGGCATTAGCGTTATTCAAAAGCACGAGAGACTGAATTTGCTTCTTTTGTTCATCATTCAGCTCAATACGAGAAACAGACTCGAAAATCTGCTGATTCATCTGCTCGTACTGCTTTGCCATATTGTCAGCGGTCTGCTTACGGATAGAAACCTCGGTATCGTAGACCTCATTCTTAAACTGAAGGTTCAAGGCGTCGAGGCCATTCCTCAACTCCAAAGAGATAAGGCCAGATTCCTGCAGATCATTGGCGAGTTTCTGACCACGGAGAAATTCGCCACGGTCTCCGGTTTCAGATTCAATTTTAGCGGTGTTAGCTTCAATGTTCCTAACCTGTGCCAACTGAAGAGCTTCCTGAATGGGATTCGTAAAGGAAAAACCCTGAGCGTCCACAAAGGGAGCGGAAGGGGCTTGAGAGGGTGCGACATGGTCGGGGGCCTGCTGGGGCGTATAGCTTCCGGCGGTACCGAATGCCGAGTTAGGATTAAGGCCAGCGGCTTCGTAGCG